TATCCGCTGCCGGAGCGTATCAGCGCCGACGACATGCTGCATGTGTTCGTGCCGAACTTTCCGGGCAGCGTGCGCGGTATTAGCTGGCTGGTCGCCATCGCAACCCGCCTTTTGGAATTGGACCGGCTTGAAGATGCCGCAATGGCGCGGGCCAACACCGCCGCGCTGTTCACTGGCTGGATCAGGGACATCGACAACACAAGCGGTTTTGCCACCGACCTGACACCGGGCAGCGATGGCAAGCCGACGCTATCAATGGAACCGGGCGAACTGCGGCGGCTGCCACCGGGATGCGACATTGTGTTTCCGTCCAACATCCCCGACATGGCGGGCTTGTCCGATTTTCTCAAGCATATGTTGAGATCAATCGCATCAGGCGGCGGCGTGCCGGCGACCTTGCTGACCGGCGATTTGTCCGACGTGAATTATTCCAGCGCCCGCGCTGGCCTTGAGCAATTCAAACGCGCGGTTGCCCGCCTACAGCAATCCAATCTGGTCGCGCAATTGCTTCAACCCGTTTGGGAAAGGTTCGTCACGTTAGAAATCTTGAGCGGCAGATTCGATGCCGATGATTTTGAGACCGATCCCGACGATTATTTCGATGTCGAATTCCGTTGGCCGGCATGGGCTTCGCTTGATCCGGGCAAAGACGCCGACGCCGATATCTCATTGCTCAATTCGAAATTGCGATCTCGCGCCGAAATCATCGCCGCGCGGGGCAGGGATATCGAGGATGTCGACAAAGAGATCGGCGCCGACCCGTTCAAGGCTTTGCAGGTGCAACAGCCGCAACAGCCAAAGGTGACCGAAAATGTCTGATCTCCTCCTACGCGACGCCGCAGCACGTCCGAATACCTGGAACCCCGACGACTCCACCATTGATGCGGTTATCGCCAGCAATACGCCAGTTGCCCGCAGGGACACCAAGGGGACATTTAACGAGGTGCTTGATGTCAGAGGTGCCGATCTATCCCGGCTCATCGGCGCATCGGTTCTGGACGGCCATCAGGCCGGTGGCGTGCGCAGCATCATCGGCGTGGTCAAGGCCGCCCGCGTCGAGGGTAACGAAATCATTGCCACCTTGCAGATGTCATCCCGGCCAGAGCTAGACCCGATCAAGCGCGATATCGCTGACGGCGTGATCCGGCATCTATCCATCGGCTACAGCGTCGAACAATGGGAAGAAAGCACCGTAGCGGGCACGCGCACGCGGACGGCGAAAAGATTCACGCCGCGCGAAGTTTCGTTTGTTGCAATTCCTGCGGACGCGTCCGCCCATACCAGAACTGGAAAAGAAGAAATGACCGACATCACCATCGACCGCAAAACGATCAACCGGCAAGCCCGTGAGCTTGGCAATCGTTCGGGCTGCGCAGCCGTCCTGATCGATGGCCTGATCGATAACGAGGCCAGCATCGACGAGGTTCGGGCCGCAGTGTTGGAGGACATCCACAAGCGCGGCAGCATCAAGATCACGTCGTCAGCATCGAATCAGACCTTTGACGATCCTGAATTCTTTCGGGACTCCGTTGGCGAGGCGCTGCTACACCGGATCGATCCCACGACCAAGCCGAGCGAGGCCGCAAAGCAATTCATCGGCCTGTCAATTGCCGAGATCGCCCGCGTTACTTTGCAGCGGTCAGGTGCCAACACCACCGGGCTTGGTGCCGATGGCGTCATTACCAGAGCGATGAACACCACGAGCGATTTCCCCGCCGTGATGGCGAACGTTTTGGATAAGTCCCTGCGCATCGCCTACGAGGCCGCACCGTCCGGCCTCAAGCAAGTTGCCCGGCAAACCACCAACGTCGATTTTCGCGCCAAGATGCGCGTGATGTTGGACTCGACCGGCTTCCTGCCGGAGATCGTGCCGGAGTCCGGCGAATTCAAAATGGGCACTATGATGGATGCGAGCGAATCTTATTCGGTCGCGACCTACGGCAAGATTTTCAACATCTCCCGGCAAGCGCTCATCAACGACGATTTGAACGCGTTCGGCGATATCAGTCGCCGGCTCGGCATCGGCGCTGCGATGTTCGAAGCCAACACGCTGACGACCTTGGTGACATCAAACCCGACGATGGCAGAGGATGGCAACGCGCTGTTTCATGCCGCGCACGGCAACTACGTGGCCGCCGGCAGTGGCGCTGCCCCGTCAGTGGTGACGCTAACAGCCGGGCGGCTGGCGATGAGATCGCAGACCGGCTTGGGCGGCGGCCTCATCAACATCGTGCCCGATACCTTGGTAGTCGGGCCTGATCTGGAAACAGTCGGCGAACAGGTGATTGCCGAAATTCACCCGATCCAGATCGCCGACGTGAACCCGTTTAGCAAACTTCGGCAGATGATCGTCGAACCCCGGCTTCCTGAGTTCGGCTGGTATCTTTTCGACAGCAAGGCCGATGGACTTGAGTACGCCTACCTCGCATCGTCGCCGGGTCCGCAACTCGAAAGCCGATTGGGCTTCACGGTAGACGGTTTGCAGACGCGAGTCAGAGTCGATTTTGGCGGCGGTTGGGTCGATTGGCGCGGCGTATATTTCAACGCCGGGCATTGATGCGATGACCGACAGCGCAACCTTACAGGGGCAGTTGGACGCGCTACAGGCCGCGCTCGCGAGCGGTGCTGATTCCGTTTCATACGACGGAAAAAGTGTCCGTTATAAATCGTCGGAAGAAATGCGCGCTGCCATCGCTTCGATTCAGAATCAAATCAACGGCCTGACCGGCGCGAATTCGCCGGGCAGTTTTCGGGTTCGATCCACCAAGGGATGGTGAAAAAAGCTCTACCGCTGTCGAGGGTATAAATAGTTTCGACAGCATCACGGCAGGTTATCCGGTCCCGTTTTGTTGATTCCTTTCGATGGGCGGGGCCGGAAAACCAAAACGAATTTTCGAAAGGTCTGCCGCTCGGATGTACAGCGTGCAGATTTTGAATGCGGTGACTGGGCGACCCCTCATCCCCAAGTCGCACGCAGTTTCCGGCCCCGTTTCTCCTTGAGGCGGGGCCGGAAGCACCGCTTATAAGTGCTGGAATCACCGGCAGAAATTAAGTCGTTAATGTTGAGTGTGGAGGTTTGGGTTTTGGTGATGGCGCGCGGCAAGTCTCACATCAAGCAAAGCGAAGTTGCGCGGGCCACGCGTGGCCTGTTGGCCGCTGTGTCGGCTGCCGGACTGACCGGCGATATCGAAGTGCACCTTGAGTCGGGTGTGGTTAAGTTCCACATGACAGGCGAATCAGGGGCAGGGGCGAACGCTCCCACCGGCACTGACATCAACGCGGATGAGTGGAAATAAGCCGATGGCGGATATCAAGCTCGATTATGTGAACTCTTTCTACGATGCACGCGGCAAGCTGCGGCATACGTTTCGCCGCAAGGGTCACAAGAAAGTAACGATCAAAGGCCGCCCCGGTTCGCCGGATTTCATGGATGCCTATCACGCGCTGTTAGAAAAAACAGGCGGTGCCATGCCGGTTGCCGACATCGGCGCTTCTCGCACAAAGGCTGGCACCATCGACGCGCTGATCGCCCATTATAAGAAACACGACGACTTCACCAAGGCATTATCGAAGGCGACTCAGGATATGCGTCGCCCGATCCTCGATCATTTCCGCGATTTCAAAACGCCAAGCGGGCGGCGCTACGGCGACAATCGACTTGCGAGCATGCAGGAAAAAGATATTCGGGCCGCGCTTGAGGGAAGGAAGCCAAACGCGCAGCGAAATTGGATCAAGGTCATTCGCGGTCTAATCGCGTTCGGCAAATCGCAAGGCGAGTGTTCGGTCGATGTCAGCGCAGGCATCAAGCCGACGCGCGGCCCCAAGAGCATGGGGCACATGACATGGAAGCCGCCGCAGATCGAAAAATATCGAGAGCATCACAAGGTTGGCACGATGGCGCGGCTGGCATTGGAATTGATGCTTAACATTGCGGCGCGTCGTGGCGATGCTCACAAGATCGGTCGCCCTCATCTATCGTTCGATCCCGATAATCAATTGTCGGTGCTGACGTGGCGACCGGGCAAGACGCTCCGCACCACGGGCAAGTCGTTGACGATTCCGGTCCTGCCATCGCTGCAAGCCGCGCTAGACGCGATGCCCAAGACAGATGTCTTGACGTTCCTGACCACGGACTACGGCAGGCCGTTCAAGTCGGCTGCGGCGTTCGGCAACAAGTTCGCCGATTGGTGCGTGGCGGCAGGGT